CTGACTTCTTTCCTGACTTTGTACCCCAGTCCTGCTTAGTCCACTTCGCTAATTTGTTGCTAGATTTTTTTGCACCTGAATATGTGCCACCCGCATCTTTGTAATACTTAACGGCTAACTGCATAGCTCTGGCTGAGTGTTTACCACCCATCTTAGCTTTGGCTCTAGCTTTTGCTCTTGCCCATTTGGCTGGATCTCTTTTCGTTGCAGTACTCATGCGCCTAAAGTCTTTCCTTGTTTCTCTAATTGTTTTTTTGCCATTCTTCTTCTGGTCAAACTACGTTTAAGTGATGGATACAAATCTCTAATGTTGCCACCAAACAATGTCTTTTGTGATGCGGTGCGCCTAAAGTTTCTAGCTTCTACTTTGGCTTTGGCGACATCTGCCTTACCGAACGAGGATGACTTGTAAGTCGGATCTTGTTTGATTGGCAATAAAGTGCCTCCATACGCTTTACCAGTTTTTTCTCGGTATATATCAGCCGCTTGTCTGGTTACGCCTGGATCTCTAGGTGTTGCGCCTGGTATTGTGTTTATTCTTCTCTCATAACCCACTGCGCCACTAGGCCCTTGTACTAGCCTAAAGTATTTTAAGAACGGATCTTTAGCTATCCTTTTTAAATATAATTCTTGCGGTCCCATTGTTTAACTATAACGAAAAAAAAAATTTTTTCAACAACGAGTTTTAACGGAAAATAATGCGTGGATAGTACCTCTTATATAAGGTCAAGGGCGTTTTTTAAAGGCCTCGCTTAACTGAGGTCAATGTTAACCTTAAAGTCTCCAACAATCTGATGTTGATGTTTATCTGGAGCTTTGAATCCCGCTCGGTCAAGTATATCCTTCGCTGACTCCATCTGAACATACTCTGACTTGGCGTTCTGAGCGAGGCTTAATAGCTTGTGCTGGGCCTTGAGACTGCTTATACCGAAAGACTCCTTAATCTGTTGGTACATATATTCAGCAACGTGAGGCTTCTTTAAGGTTTGATAACCTTGCACCGATGGAGTCTTTCCCTTGAATCCTGCGACCTTTGACGCCTCGCTGACAGAACACCCTGTACTAATAAGTGTGTCCACCAATGCTCGTTGTTTGCTAGTCAGCGAAGGTGTTGCCTTTGGCAAGATTGCGTTCACATTCTGTAATTTAGCCATTTGTTTTCCCTGTCAAGTATTCGGCATATCTGCCTTACGATAGTAACACCGTTGTTCTACTTGTCAAGCCACCCAGTGTAAGTCATTGATTATATTAATGCCGAATACGCACAAATGAAAACAACCGCTAAATTAAGGCGAATGTGAACTCTTTAGTCCAGGTCAAAGGCAACATAGTCAGCGCTTTGCGCTGTCATTATGACTATGAGGCGACAGCTTTGAAATTTACTCCCTCAATAATGCTTTTTGTCAAACATAAGAAGGCTACTCGTATTGATTATTCAGCTAACAGCTCAATGAGATTCTTAACCAGCTTTGAGCCGTCTAGCTTTGGCTGTCTGCCTCATAGACGTAACATTTTTTATTGCTGTTGTAAGATACTAAATCTGTCTAAGATTTGTATCCACTTTACAAAAGCGTTTAATTCACTCTATGAGATGGAAGTAGCCATCAAGTTTGTCTACGCTTTAGACAAGGCCTAGACTCTGTTCTGGTTGGTGATTACTTGATAGTACCTGTAAGGTCTCCTCATCTCTGCGAAAGGCGTTGAATTTGATGGCTTTATCTGTGTTGTTATTGTAATAACGAGCAGATTGTCCCTCATCTATCATACCACATCGTACCGCATCAGCCACTGGCTTGACTACAGCGAAGCTGAGTCAAGAAAAAATAACTAGACCAGATGAGTCTCGTATAGCATAACTAGCCTATTTGTTGCCTCAAAGGCATTGAGGTTATGCTCATCTTTTGTACCAATATTTTCATTGTACCGGACAAGTAGTCTCGCTATCTTGTTCCTATTAAATTTATGCGAGAAGTTTGCCAGAATATTTGAATTGACAACCCCCTTTGGGGGTTCTCCTCTTTGTTCCGACTCGCTTTGCGAGTGTCTAATTCAAATTATTCTGGACAATCTATCTCGCAATTTAATATTAACAATATAGGAGACTACTATGTCTGTACAACAAAAATATACAAAAGATAAGATAACCTCAATTGAGGCACAAATAGGAAGTTATGGTAATACTCGTCTATCTGGTTCTAGTAATTTTTTAACAGAGGCTGATGAGAAAGCGTACGAAGTTGGTATGATTGTTAAAGATGAGTGCCAATCTGTAATCACTCGTTATTACAATTCAATACAACAACTTGATAAAGCTCATCAAATTCTTGCAGAGATGAGACAAAAACGAGACCTAACAGGTTCTAATTCAGTATTCACTCAATCAGAACTAGAGTCTATGTCTAAAGCAAGACAAACTATAGATGGACTTCCATCATTCATAGAGAGAATCAAATGGAAAGTGGATGCAAATCTTGACATATTTGAATCTTTCAACGAGCAGTACAAAACAAAAAATGTGTCTATTGAGGCATACATTCCTAAAGCTAGAATGTCGTCTCAAACCTTTGGAAAGAATCTAAACATTGATGCATTGTTAGCTGAGTAATCTAATACGAGTTAGCCTTCTCGACAAAAAGGCATTTATTTTTGTTCATAAATTTCTTGCTATGCCTCATTAAAATCAAGACCGAAGGTCAAAAGAATAAAAAAGGGTATACAAGTTTTTTCTTTTTTTTCTCTCCTCTTGGGCGAGAGAGAAAAAAAAACCAAAAACTTTCTAGAGAGGGTAAAGCAATGGCAAATTACAGTTTAGTTTTAGAAGATAATGGTATAATAGGTTTTTATCCTATTAGAAATGCTGGAGAAGTAAAATCAAATGAAGATGTAGAAAGACTGTTTGATGAAGCTATGAGAAACAGCAATAATTATAAGACAAGAGAAGTCTGGGATCGACCAGCATTAATTGGAATTGTTAAGGGTATTGTAAATTGGTATGACGCAAGATTGGGAAATGATATGGAATACACAAAACAAAAATACGCAAGTAGATAAAAACTGCATTATAACTATTGCAATCATAGAACAGATGTTATACAATATATAGAACAGAATTACTGAGCGTGGGTTTGAATCCCACTAGGTATAGGTGCAAAAGTGTAGGCCTTAGAAAGAAACAACCGACTTTTGCACCGCCCTCATAAATCTGGGGTGTACGATGTCCGAATGTAAAAGCATATCGGTTATATCTGCCAGAGTGAGGCATAGATACATAGGTGATGGATAGCTGTTGTCGCTACACGAAGCCTATGTATCGCTCTTATTAAATAGAATTACTAAGCAAGGTTTGATTCCTGCTAAGTATAGGTACATAAATAGTTTGCACCGGTAGCCTTACTAGAGAAATCCTGTTTATGTACCGCCTTTAGACTATAGCGAAGTCTTTAAACCGCTTAAGATAGGTATCGCAATGAGATACATCCTGGCAAATGCTACCTGAGTAGTGCGACTAAGTTTATACCAGGTAACCAGCGAATTAGTTGGGGATTGATGGAAAAATGTATTGGAGATAAAAGCCTATCCTATTGTAGTATGGTACTAACCAAAATAAAACCTCGCAATAGGTTCTCCTGTTATAAGTCCAATGAGCATACAGGTTAGGGGGGAAGGGTTAGCGAAGGTTAAGTTCCCAGTCAGACGCCATACTATTTTTTTTAAGGAGGTATAAATGGAACAATTATTATTAATCATAGCTTTAATAGTATTGTTTTGTGTTGCAGTTAAATCATAAACAAGTGAGGTGTAGTCATGTCGTATAGTTTTATTACAAAAGAAATAGAAAAACAATTACTTTATAACCACAAGAACACAGACTTTGCTACAGAAAGTATTAGCAAAGAACCTGTTGTTGTTAAATATTTTAATCCATATGGAGCTGGTGATTGGTGGGCATACAGTATGGATAACAATGGATATATGTTTGGTATCGCAGATATATTCACACCAGAGTATGGTCTGTTTCACATATCAGAATTACAAAACAATGGTATTGAAAGAGATATGCATTATACAGGACCAGACACATTTGAAGAAGTAATGATACAACAAAAGGGGAGATAGTAATGAGTAAAGTAATAAGCAATAAACCAGACAAACTAGTTAGTATTAATGGTAAGTCTGTAGATGATAAATGGTATAGGTATACAGTAAGAAGAACCAGGACAGAAGTAACTGAATGGGAAATAGAATCTACAAAAGAACTTAATAAAGGTTTCTTAGTACATACCGCTCTATGGCGTGAAGAAACAGGTGGCAACAAATCATTTCCATATGGTTTAACTGAATACAAAGACTTTGCTGTAGATGTAGGACATGGCACACCATTGGTTAACCATGACACAACAGAATGGACATACAAACTGGAGGAAAATGATGAGTAATGATTCAGCAATGCAAGACTTAGATAGATATATGGACAACATAGATCAGCAAGAAGCTGAGCTTAATCAAGAACGAAGAGAAGCAGAAGAGACAGCCTGGAGTATACATGAGTTTATAGACTCAGCACCAAGATTATTATCTGATAATAAGGCAGATGATATGGAAGTTATTCATCGTACTGATGAACATATATTAACAATTAATATCTATATGACTGAGGTAGAATCAGAGGAATTCAAAGAATACATTAGACAATTTGGCAGTAAATTTGTACATCAAAATTATTGGGAGGAAGAAGAGTAAGAATGGAAGGATGGCAACGAAGATATAAACAACGAAAGGAAGATGCTTATCAAAAATATCTTGCTAAGTTATCAAAGGTAGAAAGACCAGACTATATTAGTCCTGGTATATTTAAACAAGTGGTATACAAAACAGCTATGCGTATGGCTGAAAAGTATATGACTTCATTACGAATGGGAGAACGCAATGTCTGAATTATGTTTAACAATGGAAGAACAAGTATGGTTGGTACAACTTATCAGTACCAATACAGAAACTGCTGCAAAGTTTATGGACAATCTCGATGAGAAAAATGTAACGGAATACGATCAAGAGTACATTGCTCTTATGACTGAGTGCTATCACGCATCTAAAAAATTAGGACAAGTGATAGAAAAAATTAAACACAACATAGAGAGGTATGAAAATGACAGAAATATATCTTAAAAAGTTTGAAGAT